GCATCGGCTTTGCGTGTAAATTCGCCGAAATCAACAAGAAGGGTGAGATTGCTAGTGTTGAGGGACTGAACACTGGTGGTACCACTATGGCATGGGCCAATCGCAACAAGCGTAATATTGTGGAAGAAAAGATTATCGATGTTGCTAAGAAAAACATTCTTAACACTCATGCGTTGATTAAAAAGGTAGCAAGTCTACCCGAACCATTACGTATGTTACGTGTCACCAGTGACATGCTAAGTTTTTACACACATGAAAATTATGCTGAGTTCTGGAAATCTACTGATGTTCAAAATCAACTTGCACATTGGTTTGCCCCGTTGGGTAAGACTGCTAGAGACAATAATGTTCGTCTTAGCTTTCACCCTGATCAATTTGTGGTATTAGCAAGTGATCGTCCAGAAGTAGTAAATAAGAGTATAGAGGAATTCGAATACCATTGTGACATGGCTCGCTGGATGGGATATGGTCAGAAATTTCAAGACATTAAAATCAATGTACATATTTCAGGCCGTCAAGGTCCCGATGGTATCAGAAAAGCCTACAAACGACTCTCGCCCGAAGCGAGAAACACACTTACAATCGAAAATGAGGAAATTACACATGGCTTACACACAGTTCTTGAAATTGCAGATTTGGTTCCAATCGTTATGGACATCCATCATCACTGGGTTAACAGTGGAGAATATATTGAGCCGAACGATGACCGTGTTAAAAAAGTTATTGATTCTTGGCGCGGCGTTCGTCCTACTATGCATTACTCCGTCAGTCGTGATGATGTACTTGCAGGCCATTCCAGATCATGTCGCCCCGCTCTTCTTCCGTTAATGGAAAGTGGACACAACAAACAAAAGTTGCGGGCACATAGCGATTATTATTGGAATGATGCGTGTAATGATTGGGCATTGACATTCTTAGATTATTTTGATATAATGTGCGAATCAAAAGCAAAGAACCTTGCCAGCTTTAAATTATACGAAAGAGCAAAAGAATATGGGAATATTTGATAGATTTAAAAAGAAACCAACAGAAACAGTTGTAGAGCCTGTGCAGGTTGTAGAAACTGTTGAGGTAAAGAAACCTCGCAAGCCTCGCAAGCCTAAGGAAAAGAAACCAGTCATAGTAATGTCTCCTAAAGAAAAAGCTACACAAGCAGGAGAACCTTATATTAATATATTGAGTATGGATATCGATCCCAATGATATCAATAGTGGTGCATTTGAATTAGACTGGAACGATAAGTTCATTTTGAATTTGGTTCGTGCTGGTTACAAATACAAAGATACTGATACTGACATTGATTTGGTCAATCGTTGGTTTCAAAATATTTGTCGCAATGTGGCACTTGAAGTCTATGAGCAGGTAGTTGCGGATCCTACCAACCGTGATGTTAGACCAGTGCAACAACGTGATTTGGGTAACGGGCGCACAGAGGTAAGTTAAAAGTACTAATTTTATTGTTGCAACAAAAAAGGTTGACAAGTATTTGATGTGGGTATATAATACACACATATTTCAACAACTCATAGGAGTTTTTCATGGCATCAGTTGTAGCATCATCTAAACTTGCAAAAACAAAATCACTGCCCATAGTTAAAATCAAACGCAAATCAACATTCACTTTGGAATTTGAGTACAACAAGCGTGATCCAAATAGTCGTCAAATTAATAACATTCTTGAACGGAAACCCGGGCAGTATGCACAAATTTCAATTCAAGATTTAGTTAACAAAGTTAATACAGGTGCCAACATTGATTTTATGTCAGCACTTGAACGTTATCAAAAATTGGCTATATTATTTGATCCAAGTAATTTCCCTGTGACTAAGATGGTATTCTTGGGTGATTTGGCCAGTGATGAAGATATCCAACGTGAATTGGATGTGCCTCATGCTACACATATTTTTACTTATTTTGATGAACAACGTGTACAGTCTATTCAGGCTGTAAAGACGCCTGGTAAAGAAGAATATACAATGGTAAATGGGCAACACACTGCCACTGTGGTTGCATTGATTGTTGCATCAGGTTTGATGAAAGGTTGGAAAGCAAAAGATTGGAAAAAGTTTCCAATCATGGTGTCTTATATCGAAACGTTGGATCGTAGTAAGGCACGTGAAACATTTGCATTGTTGAACGGTGAAATGTCTAAAGAGATTACAACTTTTGACCACTGGAAGCAACATTACTTGTCAGTACGTTTAGATGGCAGAAAAAATCCAAAATATTTGCACACTGCCAAGTTGATTCAAATTCTCAAGTCTTACGAATGTGTTCCATTACCAGAAGACCATGATGATGCTGGTATGCCCGGCGCTGTCACACATTTGAATGCAGTTGAGACTGCCGCAAAAAATGGTGACTATGAAAAATTAGAATTTATTTTTTCTAATCGTAATAAGTTTTGGAATAATTTGCCAGTTGACAATACTGAATTTGGTTTCTATGGTACGTTGCTTGATTTGACAGAAGAAGAAAGTATTTTGCAAAATACACAAGACTTTACAGAATTCTTAGAGGATCTTCATGCAGTCGTTCAGAAAGTATTTTCAGGTATGCCTAAATTGAAAGGCAGTGTTACCAAAGCATATAAAAAATATCGCTATGACCAGTTTGTTGACAAGAATGCAAGCGTCCCGTTCAATGTAGCCTTGTATGTAGCTTATAAAGTTTACAAAATGCTAGGTGGTACATTTGATATTGCCCCACTAAACACAATGTATGTTCACAACAAAGTTGATGTAATCAATTATCTTACTGCTGATGAACTTGAATTTATCAATAAACTTGTCCCTGCAAAAGCAAAAATCAAAACAAAAAATGTAGTTATTCCCAAAGCTACACGGAAAGCAAAAAAGGTATGAATTACTTCTTCTACATCATGGTGCTCACGCACAACGGTAAAGTAGGTTTTGGCATTACAGGTAATGTACATAATCGCATTTTTGATTATATTGCTGGTTCTGCCGAATTGCAATCCTTTAAGTATCTGTATTACGGTACAAAAGCCGATATTACTGATATTGAAAAGAAATTGAAATCAGAATGGAAGCGTCACATGTGGAAAGTTTTTAAAGGAAACAAGTGGACGCTTGAAATATTGGACAAAGATTCAAAGTTGACCGCGGAAGACGTACAAGAGTGGGTTAACAAAAAGATTGTAGAACTTAAATTACCCGTTCGTATTGTTAAAGATGAATGGTTACCCTATCAAGGTGATAAACGAGTTAAAAGGAAATACATTGACCTTAGCCCGGATATGTATCTTGAGGCTTGACAAAATCTAAATATACATATATAATACATACATGATTAAAAACATCCAATTATTAAATCCTGATTTTGTAATTCACTGTAAACATGTCAAACATGCTAAAGATATTTACGAAATCATGCGACAACAAGGTATTACTAAGTCTTATGCATATGGTATGTTGTACAAACCCACACTACTTTCTTATAACTTTATTAAAGTAGGAATGAGTTCCCCTAACTTAGAAGAAAAACGAGAACATCAAGTTGGAGAAAGAATTGTTAGGCAACTATCTTGGGTACCCGGATGGTTAGGGGAGAGACCTAAAACTTCTAACGGTTTGGACTTTTGGATGAACATCTATAATGACTTGATACAAAATAATAAATTAAAATCAAATTTTAATAAAAATGACATTGATATTGCAGTATGGAACGTTTCAAAAAGAATGGGAGAAAGTGACATTTTACTTGAACAAGAAAAACAGGCTACTGCATGGGTGGAAGGTGAGTTAGCTTATCAACATAAGATACAATACAAAACTCTACCACCTCTCAACTATGATGACCCTTCTACGACAAAAGCATATTTAGGCGGCTATATTAGCAAAACATTGTTCGAACAAAATTTTGAAATACATGTATGAAATACGCACTTATTGACACAGCAAATACGTTCTTCCGTGCTAGACACGTTGCAAGCCGCAACTCTACACTAGAAGAAAAAATCGGCATGGCCCTTCACTTAACACTTGCTAGTGTTAATCAAGCAGTAAAACGTTATGGAATTGATCACGTTGTATTCTGTTTAGAAGGCCGTAGCTGGCGTAAGGACGTGTATGGTCCCTATAAAAAGAATCGCATTGTTGATGCTATGTCGGTGACTGAGGCTGAAAAAGAAGAAAACGAAATGTTTTGGAAAACGTATGAAGCGTTCACCACCTACATTAGAGAGAAGACCAACGTTAGCGTACTCAGACATGAACGGGCTGAGGCTGACGATTTGATTGCCCGTTTTATTCACTTACACCCAAATGACACGCATTATATTATTAGCACTGATTCCGATTATGTTCAGCTTATTACTGATAAAGTGTTCCAGTACAATGGAGTCGCAAATGAACTCATCACCATCAACGGATATCTCAAAGACAGTGGTAAACCGATACTAGATAAGAAAACTAAACAACCTAAATTGTTAGAAGATCCGCAATATTTGCTATTTAAGAAAATTATCCGAGGTGATGCAGGCGACAATGTGTTCACAGCATATCCCCGTGCCCCCGAAAAAGGTTCTGCAAATCGTGTAGGTATTCGTGAGGCATACGAGGATCGTAATGCTCGGGGCTTTAAATGGAACAACTTCATGTTGCAACGTTGGGTTGACCACAATGATGAGGAACAAGTTGTGCGTGATTGTTATCAACGCAATAAAATGCTGATTGACTTAACTGCACAACCCGATGATATTAAACAATTGGTTGATGAATCAATTCGCACAGGTGTTCGCACAACTACAATATCTCAAGTTGGTATTCACTTTATGAAATTCTGTGGCAAATATGAACTTACTAAAATATCCGAAAATGCTGAAACTTATGCTAAGTGGCTTAATAGCGAATATAAAGGTATATTACGTGAACAAGTTACTGCCTAATCAAGTATACGCTGGTCTCTTTGAGATTATCAAAGACAGTCACTACTATCATCATAGTACTGTGAGCAAAGATTACAGCCATTTAACTGAGGAAGGCAAAGATGCTGTGATTAAGTGGCTTGATATTATGGCATGTGAAATGCTTGAATTTGAAAGAGTGGAGTTAGATGCACGTGCTAAGAAAGTGATGTGGGAAGAATTGAAAAAATGACTTTTATAATTTCAGAACCAAAATACAAAATTAAAACTATTAATCGTGATGACAATATGTTTTATATTAGAAACGGCATCACTATAACACCTAGAGCAGGATTTGAAATTTCAAATCAATGTCCCCGTGAGTATAGAATGCTTTTATCCGAATGCATTGACAGGGGTTGGATTAAACCTGTAGCATACATGCGTGATGATGAATATATTTGGGATACATTAAAGTAATGACAGAAAAAACAATTTTCTATAAAAAAGTGGGTCGTAGATACATGCCCGTGTACGAGTACGACCAAACACTTATGGATGCGTTTCCTAAAGGTGCTCACCTTGTTATTTGTTATCCTGGTGGACAAAGCACACGTTACAATGTAAACCCTGCATATGCACCAATGATTGCGGCTGGTCGTGTAGCAGAAGATGCAATTAGTGCGGCATTGATGAAAGCTAGTGATATACGTGCTGCCAATAAAGAAACAAAATTAACTGATGAACAATTGCGTTGCTGGAAAGCATTGAACAAAGCATTTGGAAATGAAAGACATGCATTGCAATGGCCCAGTGCTAGAGAGGCCTGTGAGGAAGCAGTCAAGGCAATGTCAGCGGAAGCTGAGAAACTATTAACTGTCCCAGCAGTTAGAAAAGCCTATGAACATTTCTTGTTTGTAGCAGAATTAACAAAGGATAACAAAGATGAATCTAGTCGCTAAACCAATTATTAAAAATCAATATTGGGTAGTCACCGATGGTGACAAAAAAGTAGGTAATGTAATTCAAGAGGGAAGTGAATATCAAGTAATTATGGATAATACTGTTGAAAAGTACAGTAGTACCAAAGCAATTGAAAAGTCAAAACAAATTGAGTTTGAAAAGGTAGGTAAGCAAGAAAAGCAATCAGTTCCTCCGTTTGCTATCTATCCTACTAGTGGTAATAGGATTTACAACAGTTTTTATGATGTAAAGCGGAAGCTACATATATTTACCAAAACACCAAAAAGCAAGTGTTATTATGTTGCAGGATGGTTCGGAATCAAACAAAATGAGGAATATGTAAAGATTTTCTGTCCAAAGTACATTTTTGTCCAAAGATATGACTATACAGGTCCTTTTAAGACAGAAGATGAAGTTTTATTAGCATAAATATATAATGAGTCAAATTAAAAAATTCATAGATAAAGTGGCCAGTGCAGAGGCACGCCAATCCCGTGAATTATTAATCCCGATCACTGATGCTAAAGAAATGCGTGACGAAATTATGGTATTACTTTTAGACCAAAGAGGTCAAACTAATAAGACTGAGGATGTTACTATCGTAATGGCCGGTGGCAAATGGTAAACAATGAGCAGAACACAACCTAAAGTAATACTAGAAATAGTTGATAAAGAAACATACAAATGTGACCAAATTGTAGAAGCCGCAGGTATATGGGCAGTATTCTATGATAACCAACCTATCAACTTAAAAAGTCAACATTACTTAGATAGTGAAGCCGTTCCAAAATATAAAAAAACAAGTTTTAGTAACCCCGGTCATGCAAGAAATCTATGCCGTAAACTGAATACACAATTCAAAACTGATAAATTTACGGTGGTGTTTATGAACAACGGCACCCGTGTTTATCCAGATGAATAATGTAAAGTACAAAGAACAACTAACTAGGATTGTACTAGACCATTCAAC